AAGCTGAAGGCTTAAATGTTGGTGATCGCATCACATTTGGTACATTTGCCAAACAATACAAAGATGAATACCTCAAGTTTGAGGAAATCAAGCACAATGATGAGCGCCTACTTAAAATGAGTTGGCAAGATGTTTGTTTTGTAATGGAGGAATCATGAACAAAGAAGCAATCACCAAGCAAATCGAAACTCTGATGACTCAGGGTAAACAACTGGAAGTCCAGCTGCACATGATCAATGGTGCATTACAAGACTGTAATTATTGGTTGGCTGAATTAGAAAAGTCTACTGACCCTGAAGTGGTCACAGACGTATAAAAATGACCGAAGAAAAGCGCCCTGTTGGTAGACCATCCCTCTACGATCCTAAGTATTGTGAGGAAGTCATAGCCTTGGGCAAAATCGGTAAGAGCGTGGAACAAATCGCTTCTAGGTTAGGGTTTTCACTTAGGGTTATGTATGATTGGCGTGACAATCACCCAGAATTTCTGCACGCCTTAACAGAAGCTAAGGAACATGAGCAAGCGTGGTGGGAAGATCAAGCCGATTCTTACATGGTTGAGACTAAAGATGGGCCGAGACTGAACGCTACGATTTGGTCAAGATCAATGGCGGCACGATTCCCCAAGAAGTACCGTGAGCAAGTGAAACAAGAGATCACGGGTGCAGATGGCGCACCACTGCTTTCAGGCATCCAAGTGTCATTTGTGAAGCCAAGTGAAAGCTAATACGCATGGGGATTGGGCAAATCGGTGCGGACTGTCAGCCGCAATCGTGAAGCTAATCGACAGATCAATCCCCAGCCGTATTAAAAATGTCTGAAGTAGCCCAATCCATTGCCAAAGCGGAATTTCCGTTAAAGCTGCAATGCTTGTTTAAGCCCTCACGTTATAAAGTCCTCTACGGTGGACGAGGCGGTGCAAAGTCTTGGGGGGTTGCTAGGGCGCTACTGATTAAAGGCGCTCAGAGTCCATTAAGGGTGCTTTGCGCCCGTGAATTCCAAACATCCATCAAAGATTCAGTCCACAAGCTATTGTGTGACCAGATTGAGGCATTAGGACTATTAGGGTTCTATGAAATCACCCAAGCATCAATCAGGGCAAAGAACGGCACAGAGTTTAGCTTTGTTGGCCTGAAAAACAATGTGGCCAACGTTAAGTCTTACGAAGGTGTGGACGTGTGTTGGGTTGAGGAAGCGCAGACCACAAGCCGTATGTCGTGGAACGTGCTGATTCCTACCATCCGCAAAGAGAACTCAGAGATTTGGATAACCTTTAATCCTGAGTTGGAAACTGACGAGACTTACCAAAGGTTTGTGCTAAACCCGCCTGAAAACTGCATCGTTCAAAAAGTCAACTGGTCAGATAACCCGTGGTTTCCCGAAACGCTCAAACTTGAGAAAGATGCCCTCAAGCACCGTGATCCACAGGCTTACAACGTGGTTTGGGAAGGTTTATGCAGGCAGACGGTGGATGGGGCTATCTTTGCCAAAGAAATGCAAATGGCAGAGTTGGATGGGCGAATCACAAAGGTCAACTATGACCCTACAAAGCCTGTTCACGCTATCTTTGACCTTGGGTGGAGTGATGCTACGGCTATTTGGTTCTTACAGTTTGTAGGTATGGAAACCCGCCTGATTCGCTACATTGAGGGCAATCAGCAGACCATGAGCGACTACCTGGCTAAGATGCAGACCTTTGGTTACATCTATGACACTCTTTGGTTGCCCCATGATGCAGAGAATAAGACCTTGGCAGCCAACGGCAGAAGCATTGAGGAAATCGTGAGAGCTGCTGGGTACAAGACCAAGATCATCCCTAAAACGCCCATTCTTGACTCAATCAATGCGGCAAGGACAATCTTTAGGAATATGTGGTTTGACAGAGAGAACTGTCATGAGGGCTTGCAATGTCTACGGCATTACCGTTACGATGTAGACCCAGACACAAAGCAATTCAGTAAAACGCCATTGCATGACAATTATTCGCATGGTGCAGATGCGTTCAGATACATCGGTCTAATGGTCAATGAGCCTAAAGAGCGCAGAAAGCCAAGACCTAATGCAAATTATGGTGGTCAACATTCATGGATGAGTTAAAATGACCCCAAATCACTTAGGGCAACATCATGGCAGATGATTACGATCCACGAATTCAAGAAGCTGTAGACTTTCTAAAGTTTGCTAATGATGCAGACACAATGAATCGTCAGGAAGCGCTTGAGGACTTAAAGTTTGGCGCTGGCGATCAATGGCCTGTTGAACTGCAAAATTCAAGAAATCTGGAATCACGCCCCGTAATTACTGTAAACAAGGTGGACAATTACTGCCGCCAAGTTTCTAATCAGCAAAGACAGCAGCGTCCCCGCATTAAAGTTCATGCCACAAATACGCATGAAGATATGGTGGACGCACAGACCATTAGCGGGATTATTCGCCACATTGAAGTCAATTCCAACGCTGACCATTCTTACGACAATGCGTTTGAGTACGCAGTTCGCATGGGTTGGGGTTATATGCGGGTCAGAACTGACTACATTTCAGAGGATTCGTTTGATCAGGAAATCTACATTGACCCGATTGACAATCCATTTACCGTTTACTTTGATCCCAATTCGGTAGCACCAGACGGGTCAGACGCAGACCGTTGTTTAATTACAACAATGATGCGTAAGGATGAATTCCGCAAGTTGTACCCTGATGCAGAAGATGGTGGCACAAGTTTTACACAGCGTGGAACGGGTGACTCACAATCTGAATGGATTACTAAAGAGGATATTCGCCTTGCTGAGTATTACTACACCGTCAAAGAAAAGGCTACTTTGTACCTTTTAAGTGATGGAACTGCAACATTTGCTGACGACAAAGACTTTTTTAACCGCCTTAATGCTTATGGTATTACCGTGGTGGACAAGCGTGATTCGTACAAGAAAACGATTAAATATTGCAAATTGACTGCGGTTGAGATTCTTGAGGAACGTGATTGGGCGGGCAAATACATTCCAATTGTCCCCGTTTACGGTCGTCACATCGTTATTGGTGACAAGCGTAAGAAGTTCGGCATGATTCGCTATGCCAAAGACCCACAAAGGATGTATAACTTTTGGCAGACTTCTATTACAGAAGGCGTGGCGCTTGCCCCCAAAGCCAAATGGTTGCTTGCTGAAGGACAAGACGAGGGTCATGAGAATGATTGGGCAAATGCCAACATCAAGTCATTCCCTTTATTGAGATACAAACAGACCGACATTGACGGTCGCCCCGCACCAGCACCAGTTCGACTTCAGCCAGAGCCGCCACAAGCGGGAATTATGGCTGCGGCTATGGGTGTGGACAACGATATTAAAGCCATTATGGGCGTGTTTGACCCCGCACAGCTTGGTCAAGGCAACATATCAGGCAAAGCATTGAATGGTCAGCAACAACAAGTTGACCTGACAAACTTTGACTATTACGACAATTTGACCCGTTCAATTGCTCACGTTGGTAAGATTTGCTTAGACTTAATCCCTAAGATTTACGACACAGAGCGTGTGATGCGGATTATTGGTGACGATGGCAAGCCCGAGTTGTTGACCATCAACCAACGTGACTCTGTAGGCCGTGTGCTTAACGACATAAGCGTGGGTCAATACGATGTGGTGATGGAGACAGGCCCAGGCTATAACTCCAAACGTCAAGAAGCCGTGGACAATATGCTGCCATTGTTGTCAGCTGCGCCTAGCCTTATGGAAGTGGCGGGCGATTTGGTGTTTAGAAACATGGATTGGCCTGGTGCTGACATTATTGCTGACCGCCTAGCCGCTGCTAACCCGATGGCACAAATTGACGACAAGTCTAAAGTGCCTCCGCAAGTTCAGATGCAACTGGCTATGTCGCAGAAGAAGATTCAGGAACTCACACAGGCGCTACAGACTCAGCAGATGCTCATTAAACAGCGTCAAGACGTTGAGCAAGTCAAACAAGAAGCTGAGACTAAGCGCACATTGATTAAAGAGACAAACAGAGCGCATGAGATTGAGCTGCGCGAGCAAAGTGACCGTGATGAGATGAAAATGCGCGTGGATGGTCAGGCCCACGACACGGTGGTCAAAACTCAGACACAGCTTGAAATTGAGCGCATGAAGGGTCAGATTGCACTTTTGTTGGCTCAAATGGATAAAAGAGCATTAAATAATGCAAGTGCTGAAACAACAGAACGTGCAATTTAAATAATTTTGTGGTAGATTAACTACACCGTACCTATGAGGTTCATAGGGTCAAATCGTTGGGAAACGTATGTCCGATAAAGAAGCGGGTCAAGTATTGACTAGCGAGAATGCAGCAGAATTTTATGCAAACAGATTAGGTTTAGCTGA